AGCTTCCAATTATTGAAAGCGTGATACGGTCGACCGCTTGCAGCCACAATCTCTGCTGTTGTGGCAGATCCCGACAAGTCGCCCTCAACTGCCTTTAGCCAAGCTTCAAGGAAGTCTTTACTGGCGTTGCTAACCCGTCCTTGTCGTTGGTGTTGCAGAATCCTTTTAGGATCTTTACCCGCACGAATAACAGGCTCTTGCCCGTTTAGCCTGGCAAGTTGATCCTCGTTCTGTTCGATAAGCTTTTCCAGCACTCCAAACTTACGAAGTTCCCTTTCTTTTTCCTTTCGGCAGGAGAGCTCCTTTAGCTCCCACTCACTGACCTTTTGGTTAGCTTCCTTTAAAAGATTAGTAAATCTCTCCAGCTCTTCTTCTACACGAGCTTTACGCTCATGTAACAACGCATCAAGCGGGCTCATTGCTGGTTGTGGTGTTTCGCGAGCTGTGCCTGCAGTGGAAAGATCTGAAATACTCAGATCAGTACCAAGGAGAGACACGAGATCGACTTGTTGATTAATTAGTGTGGGCATATATTAGATGTGATTAGATGATTAATGTTTGTATTCACCGACAACGAAACCAAGCACGGCGAAAGTACTGTTCTTACGCTTGTACACTTGTGTCTCATATTCTTCCTTTCTTAGCTTGAGAATATACTTGTTTCCTAGTAGCTTTACTGAGTTCATAAGGAGGCGTTCAGCATGCATTAGATTACCGCGAACGGTATTTGCTGCATGATCTGTGCAATTCCTCATATCATGTTCGATCGTGAGCATTCTCGGATTCAATATCTGAATCGTAAGAAAAAAGATACTGCCGTGCTTCATCTTTTCAGCACAACGATTGATGCCGTTGATATTGTTGTTAGATAAACCGCCAGTCATATCGAACCATGCAGCTATATGGCAAGGTTCGTCGATGTTCTCACATAGGGCTGTGTATACATCCCCATTATAGTGCCCCAACCAATTATCATCAGGCGTAACACCTGTTTCATTGGCCTTGAGACTATAGTCAAACGTCATTAGTTTAACCTTTGACTCTGTGCGATGTTTGCGTTCAAGGTCGCTCAACTCCATTAGAATTTGAACTTCCTGACGGCCAGACTGAGCAGGCATTGTGGCAACTATACCACCTCGCCCAAACATGTGCCCTATCCACTTGAAGAGCACTTTGTTTATCCTGTCATGAGACTCATACTTTTCAGCTGAGTCAATCACCATCTCGTGGTTCTCCATAAAAATGGTGCACCTGGTTGGATTTGAACCAACGACCGACGGATTAGAAACCCGTTGCTCTATCCAACTGAGCTACAGGTGCATTACTCTGGTTTAATCTACCCCTTTCTCCATATTTTGGCAGCTTCTATAGCATACATCATACTGACCACCCCTATGACCAGTAAGCTCAGACTGACACCAAATTCAGGTGCAGTCAACTTAAACAAGGCAAAATCCATCACCGCCAATGCAAAGAACAAGACTGTGTATCTTGCTGCCTTAAATTGGGTCCAATAGATATCGTCTATTTTCTCGCTGTCCGGTGTGTCGCTCAGCTTGAGATAATTCATACCGTCTTTGAACCACATCTCGCCCCCGTAGGAGTCATTGATTTTGTAGCCCAACTCGTGGGCAATTTGTTCTTTTGTTCTCATAGTTAAATAAAAAGAAAGGCACCCAAATTAATGGATGCCTCTCGGGTTAACTGACAGCGTCATTGCTGCCTCAATATATTATACCAAATAATAGCCTCAAAATACAGTGTATCACAACGACTCAAACCGCTGCGCACGCAAAAGAATATATCCTTTATGTGCTGCACTAAATTCTACTGTGTATACCTTGTCCTTGTTCTTCTCTACAACTGCTCCTGCAAATACACCGCCTTTAGCTAATACAAACCCAAAACGAGTGTCGTTACCATCAAACACATAACCATAGATTTTAAGATACTCAGAGGTCTCTTCAATCTCAGTTATCTGCCCTGTGTAAAAACCTCCATCAGTCCGGTATATCCTTACCTGATTACCTACAGTCGCTTTGATTAGCTGTGCCACAGAGAACACTCCATTAGTATCTGTAAAATACTTCTCAGCAGCTAACTTTATTCTAAGCCCAGATTGCTGCGACGGGGCAATGTCATTGACCTCTTGCGCAAAAGAGAGACCAGCAAATAATAGTGACAGTAATAGTGTTGTTAGTTTCATGAATACTTTTTGGGTTAACTGACAGCGTCATTGCTGCCTCAATATATTATACCAAATAATCAGCTTAAATACGTTACTTGCTATAGCAATATACGATTTCTTTGATACCTTCTTCTCCAACAACAAAGCAGCTCTGCCTTGCCTGATTATTCATTCCCATAGCCTCAGAGTGAGCATCGCCTCTCACAGCTGTACTCAACATGTAATGCTCAAATTCAGCATACTCACGCATCTCTAGATGATGTTGATCCGCAGTTAGCAATATCTTCTGAGATACGCCGATGAGCTCTTCAGGTTTAGATAGAAATAAGTTTGTGATATAGCTCTCACGAGCCTTACCTGCGGTTGGGATACGCCCTTTATACTCTGCGCTATAGCCATGAGATATAATAAAGAGACATTTGTTTATTTTGAACAAGCCATGATCAGTTTGGAAGTTGTCAAAAGTAATACGAGGTTCAGCTCTAAAGTAAGCCTCAAGTGTCTTGAACAAGACATAGTCACCAAAATCGTTATGATTACCTTTAACACTCTTTACTTCTACCTGAGGGAACAGTGTGAGCAGACTGGAAATGAACTGAGTGATGCTGTCAAAAGCCGCATTGAATTGCTCTTCTTTGATGCAGTCGTGAACGAGCATTGTACCTTTAGTGGTAAAGCCCGCACCGGTCGTATGAAGAATGTCTCCAAGAGAAGCTAATACACAAGTGTCAAAGGAATAGTTTCTTTCTTCGACAATGTCACGAATGTTCTCGGCATACTCTTCAAGACATTCAACAGCTTCACGTGTACTATAGCCTTTGTTTCTGTACGAGCTCTTTGGATTGGTCTTTGCGCCAAAGTGGATGTCAGACAAGCCTACCAATAAGGTCTTGTAACTGTTTCTGTGGTGGTCAGGACCGTTGTATTCAATTGGTGTGTACTCAGGAGGATTCCAACCGTTGATGAAATTAACAAAAGGATTATATACACCCTCCTGCATTTTGAACCATTTACTGGCGGCCTGTTCGGTTTCTTCCCAACTACGCTTCTGAAACTGCTGATACAGCTGAAACTTCTTCTTCTCTAGAATGTCTTCGGTAATATCTTCAATGTTTCGCTCAAGCAACTCTTCTTTAGTTATAGGCTCAGAATCGTGAGTAAGATTAAACACATCTTTGATCTCGTTGAAGTAATTACGAGGAATCTTATAGTTTCTGCAGATCTCGTTGACGCTGTGCTCTTTACCGTACCAGTTTGAATAGTTCGCTACGAGACTGCGAACTGTATCGCCAGGCAAAACAATGTGCCCATTAGCTGCCTTGAGATAGATGACGTACTTGTCGGACTCTTTGTTATATACATACTTCTCTTTAAACTTCAAGCCACTCTTCCACTCAGGCTCGTCTTGAAGACGGTTATCTTGTTTCTTTGGAGCTTCCCAATTAAACTGTTGTTCGCACTCGTCGACAGGTTCTTTATAATTCTTTAACTCAGTCCTAAAAGTTTCAATTTCGTTGTCAGAATAGCCGTGCTTCTTTAGGAAGGATGCAATGCCTTTCTTTTGCTCTTTAAGTTTAAAACACTCTTTTAGTAGGTTACGTTTTGTCATTTTTATTTTTTGTGAAACACCAGATTTTTTAGCTTTTTTGCTGTAACTTTTTAATAATTTTAGGGTTACAGTTTGAACAACTCTTGTACGATTTATTGGAAGGGTTAGAAATTGTACGTTGTCTGGCTGGTAGGTGCTTACAATATATAGTAACTACTTGAGATAATATTAGGTGATTTGGTAAATCTTTTCAGGGACCATATTGTCCATGTCGTTTAAATCCATCACAAGTTTTGCAACCTCATACAAAAGTGATTCAACTACCGTGGTCACCGTTTCAGCTGTGCGTACAACAATTTCAATTTTATTTGTTCTATAGTAAGAGGTTCCCTCGGCAGGTGCGTCAGCATCAAAATCCTCCAACTGAACGGGGGTACATACAGCCACAAAAAAGTCTTCAAAAGTGTCTTTGGCGAAATTTCTAATTCTTTGCTTAACAAAAATTTTGTCTGTCATTTCTTCAGGATTTATTGCTGTAACTATACACTTAAATGACATGAGATCTGGGACAAACTCCGAGCTGGTTGTGGAAAGTTGAATTTTTTTACGCATAGCGGCTAATAAATTACGAGTTCATTACTATCAATACTATACATTAAGACCAGTCCATTGTAAAATCAACCAAATTATGAACAACACATCAGTTAGTAGCGACAGCGGAATATACAGAGTTGGCGACATCGTCGTAGGCAGCAGCGATCCAGGTAAATCGGTGTATTCAGCGTCTGGCACAAGACTCATCGACGACGGCGTATTTTTGTACGGTTCAGATGCAGCTCTTGCAGGACAAGGTAAAGAACTAATAAATTCTGCAATTCGCAGCGGCGGAATACCTCTCAGTGTTAAAAAATCAGAGAATACAACCTCAGTTAAAAAAAGCAGCAAGAAAAAATTAACTGCACCAAGCTCACCCAAACAATTTTCAGCAGAAAATTATTTAGCACAATTTGAAAACATCAGCAGTAGAACTGAGACGGGTAATTACGCAAAAGTAGATAACAGTAAAACCGTTCAATTTGAAAACAGTTTTGGACGAATGAAAGCTAAGGTAGAGCATATTATAGAAGAAGAACTTGCCTATATGCTAATATTTAAAGACGAAGATTCAGTTGTATTTGAACCAAAGATAGGTGAGACTTTAACATTGCACACCCCAAGCAAAGAACAGGTGGCGGTATATTACCCTGGGGTGACATTTGCTGCTCCTGAAAGTAAAAATAGAATGATGATACTTTTTAAAGTACCATTTGAAGAATAATATTATGGAAAAAAATGGAGAAGTTAGAGAAAATATCTCACTCAGTGATTTCAATACAAAAAAAGCTGAGTATTATGATCTAGACAGTCCTTTGATTGCCGACGAAGAAAATAAACATAGACTTAATCGCCCGGTCAAACTAGACAATGCAAATAACTTGAAAGAAAACGAATAATGACAAACCCTGACGATCCCCAAAGTTTTTTTAGAATAGGTGATAACGGTCGTGACCGATACAGCAATCCGTTCTATAACATCCCTCTTCAATATCTACCATTACATATAGAGGGAATGCTGCTTTGGGCAGAACACTTCCTGTATCGTAACGGTTTTTATAAGCAGGCGTTAAACCGAGTTGCAAATTACTTTATTACCTCACTTACTATTGAGTGCGATGATGAGGAAGCCAAGAAAAAGTATCAAGAAGTATTTGATCAGTTAAAGTGGAAGCAGATTTGTGCAAAGGTAGGGCTAAACCTATTGGCATACGGTAACGAATTTGTTACGGTTAACCAAGGTTTTCATCGCTATCTTACTTGCCCAAACTGCAGCAAGACCTCTAATATTGATAAACTCAATAACTTTGAGTTCAATAAAGGTAAGTATAACCTGCAGTGTCTTAAATGTGGGTATAAAGGAGAGCACAAGTGTGCAGATAAACCAGCGAACGATATAGATAAGATTCATGTGGTGCACTGGCCTGCCAAAGAAATTAAAATTCGGTATGAGGACACTACTGGAGAGGCAGAATATTTCTGGGACATTCCTCAGCAGTACGCTAAGAAGGTGATGACAAAAAACAACAAGTTTTATAGTAAGAAAACTCCACAAGTCGTATTTGATTGTGTGTTTAATAAAACTATGTTGGCATTTAACGCGAGAAATTTCCTGCATCTTAAACTTGATACGCCGTCTACGATGCGCACAGACGGCAAAGCAATTCCGCCTAGTATGTTTATGTTTGAAGACTTCTTTATGCTTCAAACTCTAAAAAGATATAACGAGGTTATTTGTTTTGAGGACATTGCCCCGTTCAGAGTCATCTCTATGGCTGATGCTAATAACCCTGCAGCTAACCCAATGCTAAACCAAAACGGTGCTGTGTGGAGCGGTGCTGTGGATAAAATGATCGATGAACATCGCAGAGATCCTGGAGCATATCATAAGTTTCCATTCGCTATTCAATATCAGCAGCTAGGTGGAGATGGTACCAAACTAGCTCCAACAGAAATGATGGAGCAGGCAAAAAATAACATTTTGAACGCTCTAGATATTCCTGTGGAAATGTTTCAGATGTCGTTTCAGCAGCAAGCAGCTGGACCTATGTTGAGGATGTTTGAAAACGCCTGGAGTGTCATACCTACCAACTACAACAGCCTGCTAGGGCACCTGGCAAACGTTATTGGCAACATTCTTGGATTGCCTAAAGCTAAGGTCTCACTCATTCCGATTACGTTTAGTGACGATATGGAGCGCAAGGGTATCATTGGTCAGCTGGTCAGTGCTAATGCCATCGCAAGAAGTGAACTGCTCAAGCTCTATAACTTTGATTACGAAGACCAAGTACGCAAAAAGATGCAGGAAGATAAGATTACGAAAGATATTCAGCAAGACGAACAAGAAAAACAGCAGATTTCAGATGCTACATCTCAAAACCTTATGCAGATGTTACAGGGACAGCAGCAAGGCGGCCAGCCTGGTGCACCTGGTGGAGGTATGCCGCAGGGTGGTGGTACTCCTCAAGACGCATTACAACAAGCCCAGCAACTAGCGCAGCAACTATTCCCTATGGATGGTTCTCAGCGCAGATCTCAACTACAACAAATCAAAGCACAGGATCAGGATCTATATGCTCAGGTTAAAGCACAATTAGAGCAGATGACGTCTCAATCAAAATCACAAGGACTCTCTGGCGCAAAACAACAAGCAGCCCAGGGGCCACAACAACAGTAAATACTATATGTCAAAACAAACTTACAAG